CAATGTGGAGGCGTGAAGGCAGGAGGGTGCTATTCTTTTAATAGAGTACCATATACCCCCACTATATAATTTTTACTTGGGGTACTTTATTCTATAAAAGATTGAGAGATCTATCCTTCACTCCTTCACATTGATTAGTTTTATAAGACGAACATAAGAGTTTGTAAGGTGAAAGATGTTTTTAGCATCCTGCAAACTCCTGCACACGTCCTTCACATCCAAAAAGGCCCCCTAAAGAATGCATTTTCGACCATTTTCGAAACATAAGAGATTTCATTGATATTATAACAAAACTATGTGAGAGCGCGCTCGCTATCTACTTAAAAATATTTAGTAGCTAATTAATAAGATGGAGGAACTAACCAAAGCGGAACGACGCGCAGCATCGCAACACGCGTATTATATGAAAATTAGAGAGAAAAAGCTTGCGGCCGCTAAAGAGCGATATGCTACTCTAAAAAAATCAGAATCGAAGCCATATGCGCCACATATCCCAAAAGATGCACCAACATACGAGCAATTGTTAGAATATCGGAACCGTACATTAGAATCTAAACGCAAATACTATCGTAGTAAACACCCGGAAAAGATTCCCGAGGTTACCCAACCCCCCGAGGAAATTCCCGAGGCGAGCTGAAAAAATGACGCGTTTCGTCAGCTTAAAAAATCTCATAAGGTAACAAATAAAAAGATGTCAACGATTCATTACAGCACAGGTTTACGCTCACTTGATGCAAGCATTAAGACGTGTTCACTTACTGATTTTCTGCATCTCCTTGAAACGCAGCAAACTGAAATAACAAAAGGTGTAGATGCAAATACCTATGAATATGTGTGGAAAGAGGCTGGAACAACAAAGGATGATCGCGCAAAGCCTACTAAACCAATCCGTGCATTTGTTGATATCGATGGTAAAGCATCAGACGAATTAACGGAAGAAGAATTCGATGTTTTAGATATATCGATTTGTGAAGCGCTTAAAAAGCTTGGTGATGTAATGAAAACGCAAATATCTCTAATGACATCATCTAAATTTAGCGCTGATATTTACGATTGGAACGAATCAACCAAAAAATATGTGTATAAGGAAACACTTAATAAACTATCGTATCGCGTAACATTTACACATGTAGGGGGATCTTCAGCCGCGGTTAAACGCTGGATTCAAACGGTCGCGTTCCCGGCGATTACTAAAGTGCTAAACGATAACGTTGAAATCGAAGTAATTAGCGAAAAAATCGGCCCGAAAACAAAAACACCGGCAACATATGTTAATTATGACGACGGTGTTTATACTGGTCAAAAAATGCGTTGCTGTGGTGCAACGAAACCGTTTCAAAAGCGCCCGTATAAATTAATAAAAGGTGATCTTATTGATACGATACTCTCACATATTCCAGAAGAATGTAAGATGCTACTTGATGCAGCTCCTGCAGCACCGAAACAGGCTAAAAAGGCTGCGGTCGCCGCAACCAGCATGCCCACGGAAGACCCAGCAGAAGCGAGCAAGAAATTACTTGTTAATGTTGTTAATGCGTTGCCACCAGATTGTGGCTATGCTGATTGGTTGCGCGTTGGTTGTATTTGTTTTAACGAAGGTTTGGGGTTGGAAGTGTGGGATTCGTGGTCAAAGGGATCCGGAAAATATAAAGCAGGAGAATGTGCCAAACGATGGGCAACATTTGGGCATCCACAAGGTGAACCGGCGCGCAAAGGTTCTCTATGGAAAGCACTGAAAGAGCATAATCCTACAAAATATAAAGAATTACATGATATCCGATCTACAATAGAAGGAGAAGAGGAAATTGTTGGACGATTCTACAAAATCGCGGATTTTCAAGATATGAAGGAGAAATTTGAAGAAACGAATTTTTTTGTTAAAGATCTTGTGTGTATGTGCAACATTCGCGCCGATGGAAGTTATTTGTGTTATTCGATGAAAGATGCTGGCTTTGTTTACGAAGCTGAATGGCGCTTACCGGCACGCAAATCTTCGGGCGAACTAACGACAATTGAATTTTTTGATGTTTGGCGCAAATGCCCGACACGTAAAGTGTTCACGAAATTAGTATTTAAAGACCCGGCAAAAACAGAACCGGGTGAATTCAGCATTTTTCATGGCTTCCGCGCGGCGATGCTTAAAGCGAAAGGAGTAGAACCATCCGCCGCGGGACTTGCTAAATGGTTGGAACTTGTTGCTAATTTATCGAATGGTGATGCTGCGGTGTATGAACATACTATTAAATATATGGCACACACGATACAAAAACCTTTTGTTCGCGCAGATGTTTCGCTCATCAATAGCGGCCCCAAGGGTGTTGGTAAAGACTTATGTTGGAATACTCTTGGTTATGGCGTTATTGGTCCAGATTTGTTCCAGAATATTACAGATATCGAAAAGCAGCTACTTAACACACATGAAACGTCGTTAGAGGGTAAAGTGCTAATTAAATTAGAAGAGGCGAATGAACATATTATGTTGAAATACAAAAACTATATTAAAAGTTTAGTTACGCAAACATATGCGCGTATTAACAAGAAAAACATAACACCATACAATATCGAAACATACTACCGCATTGTTATGACATCTAACTATGTTTGCCCCGCGTCGCTTGAAGATGGCGAGCGACGCTTTGCGCTGTATCCTGTCGGTGCCGCGCATAAAGGTGATAATGCTTATTGGGAAGAAACTGCTACGCTTTTGGCTGAAGATGCAACAGCCGTTGCAATATTTGATTATTTGAATGAAATAGATTTATCTAAATTCAACCCTCGCAACTATGTTGAAACTGAAGTTGCTAAAGCAATCATCATCACCGAATTCAAATCGGAAGATGCGTTTTTGCTTGATTTTGCTACAAATAAGCTTGATGATAAGATAGAAAATGAAGAGCTGCGCGCATGTGTTGTTTATGATGCGTACAAAGAATATTGCGTGGCAAAATCGGTAAAACCAAAAGGATTGTTAATGTTTTCGCGTGCATTGGCAAAGCTTGTTTCAAGTGGTTCACTCATCAGCAAAAAGACACGAATTGGAATTGTTTACACAATTGATTACAAACGCGTCGTTTCTATGCTTGCTTAATTAAGAAATCTTAATTATTATAGTCCCAAATAATAAATGGAAGGAAACAGCTCTGATTATTTAGCGGCGGCATCTTTAGCGGTGTCGACCGGCCTTATTTTATACAAAGCCTATAGGCGTTATGTAAAATCAACCTGTCGAGGTGAGGTTGCTCTCTCTGTAGCTGCGTCTACAAGTACCCCTGCTGCTAAATCTGTCAACAATAAAACAAAGAAAGCACAAGCAGCTGTCGAAGATAGTGTAGTTTAAGCACAATAAGCTCTCTCATAGTAATAATGGAAGTCAAAGAGCTTACTCCGAGACAACAAAAAGCCCGTGCACGTTACATTGCTAATCGCGAGGCACGTTTAGATGCATCAAGTCGAAATTATTACAAAAGTATCGGTATTGATGAGCCTCCAGCGAGAAAGCCAGCACCACCAAAGCGAACAGCCGCAGAACGTAGAGCGCACAAGACCGAATATAATCGAAAATGGAGAGCGGCGAAACGAGCCGCAGTAGCCGCAGAAAAATCAAACTAAATAATAAATGTCATTAGCGCAAGCTTTATCAGGAACACCGGCAATAATATCGGAAGATGTTGCAAATGATGTTACTTTAACGCAATACCTTGTACTTTCGTCTGCATCCGTTTCAAGCGTTCAGCTGGTTGCTGGTTCAACCACGCTTGCGGTTACACGAGGAGCAACAACCGGAAATGTTTATGACGATCAAATATATACGCCGTCGTATGGCGCCCTATATATAACTTCGACAATGGGAGCATTTACCAACGGAATGACAACGGAGACGTTTCAAGTATCACGGGATGGTGTTTATAATGTCGTTACTACATTTGCGCTTGATGCATCATCAACGTGGGCGGCTGCAACAGATACGCTAAATGCAACTATATACACATTAACGCCCGGCCCAGTTGCAAACACTGTGGGCGCGAGTCTTGCATCTGGTGTTGTTATTCCATCGACTGGAACGGCATACATTGCATTAGAGAAAAATATAGTGCTTTCTGCTGGTATACCGTATAATATTGCGTACGGCGTAACTGGCTCTCCAGCGGCCCCCGTAGATCCTGTTATAACGTACATACGTTCGCCTTACGATCGACTTGCTGTAGTTAGTGCTGCATAAGTTAATAACGTTTTAATTTATTAATGTCCATTCACAAACAGAGGCCACACAAATGCCTGGGCACCGCCTGCTGCACCAAGGTTCGCCGAGCCTTGAATGCTGGACGGTTCCGCCCACACAGCAATGCCAGCAGGTAGATTGAGCAGCACATTTGCATTGCTGCGCATGGAACTTGCCGGGATGCAAGTCAATAAACTGTTAGTTACATCAGAGGTAACACCACCCACGGATGCTTTAAGCACGAATTGCGCACAGTTTATTAGGTCAAATGAAGTTGCTGGGCCGCCTAAATCGACGGCTACCTCAAAATAATACAGGCCCGCTTGTGTTACACTCATTGGTGTTGAGCTACATGCAAGATTTGGTGCGAAATTAGCAACAAGGGTTGCAGCGCTTTGCAGAAGTGGGGGATTTTTAGCAGTGTAGAGAGTACAAGTTGTATTGCTTGTTGAATCGTAGAGCTGCACTGCGTTGGTTGCTGGGTAACCGGCTGCTACAGTCATCACCATTTGGGTCACATCTGGTGCAGTCACATCGTAGAGTGTGACATTTTGCGCACCAACAATCTGGGCACTGACGTAAGATGTTGAAATGACACCAACATTAATAGTGCCAACGTTTGCGCTGGAAATGTTAGCAGCGCTAACAGATGCAGCATTTACTGACAGATTTGTAAGTAATTCATACCCACACGTCAGCGAGGAGATTGTAGCAGCTGAAAAATTCGTGTTTGGAGCTGCATCGGCAATAATTGCGGGGGTTCCTTGGAGTAACTGTGCGCAAGACATTTTACTGTGATGTTATATTTTTAACAGAAAGGGACGATGACAGCGGAAGCAACACTCAAGGTATTCCATGCCATTGTTCCCGAAACGTTTGACCATATAATTGTGGGTTGATATGCTTGGCCAGCCGTAAGAGTTTCCATAACAATGACGTTGACAACAAACAATTGACTTTCCGCGTTTGATGCTTGCGCAACGCTCATAACAGTTCCAACAGCTCGGTTACCTCCACCGACGAGAAGCACTTGCGCAGTATCATCAGCCCCCCAAACAATTGTTGAAAGGCCACCAATGTTATCGCTATTTGAAAATTTCAAACGATACGAAACAAGATACACACCAGAACGTGGTGCTGTAATGGTTGAACCAACGGTGATTGTAGATGAACCGGCCGCAGGAACAGCTATGAATGCGTCACCAGAAGTATAAGCAAGCGTTAATTGCTCAGGGATAGCATCAACCTGTTGGGTATCGAGAAGGGCTGGGGTTCCTACAAACGCTTGAGCAAGACTCATTTATAATATAGGACGTAAATTATGATGCGTCGCATCGCATTGTAAAAATAATGATATACTATAGTAAAAATAATGAGCGTATTGCTGTATACGAATCTGTTCACGCTAAAAAACACGCTTGTATCGCTCAATAAATATGTTGATATGTTTCACATCTGGCTGAAGTATGCAGCTCGCAATGCGGGTCTAACGCCCGCAGACCGTATGTTAGTATTTATTGACAGCGAAACCCTTGGACATATTAGATCCGTTTGTCCATTAATAGTGAAAACAATAAATGAATTTCCGTGTAAGATTGATTTAGTAACTGTATCGCAAGAAGTTAATTTATTTCGCGGAATGATTGCAAAATATTCGCTATTTGATGGTGAATGGTCAACTAATTACGCTAAAATCATTTATACAGATGTTGATGTGTTAATTTTACATGATTTGCATAACATAAAAATGCCTGCACCAGATACCCTCTACCTTGTTGCGGAAGGGGATATAACCGATGCTGCTTATTTAGGACATATAGCATACCCGGAAGAGTTAACATTTGCATCTAATGGCAAAATGCCAGGTGCAACAGGAAGTATTTTTGGCATTTCTCCGGGAGCTAACACAAAAGCGTTTTTTAAGGAAATGAGGCTTGCACTTACGAATAATTTAAATGATCCAGATTTACTCACTGTTGAACAGCCTTATTTTAATCGCACGATCGTGAGAGGAATTATTCATGACATACTGGTTGTATCGTATGATTTAACCGATGTTGTAAAACGGTATGTTGATGGCAATCCAGCTACGGCAGCACATGTATTTGTGAATTTTTCGGGCGCAGCACGAGCATCATACGTTCATTTACAAAAGATGATTCAGGCTATGACTGACGAGCTTTGCGCTTCTCGTATGCGCGCCGGTTTCTAAGCTGTTTTCTAAGCTTTGATAATACCGCAGCAAGTTGTGCTATTTCAGCCTCTATTTCGTCGGTTGATTTTTTTATCATGTTATTTAAAATGAAGAAAATACCACACGAACTACGCATTTATCTGGCTCACGTCCACATCAGGTCCGTCATGCGTCGTTAATGGTGGATAACATCGATCTTCTATGTTGGTAAACAGTGGAACCTTTGATTTTTTAAGTAATTTTAAATATCTCTCTCGCTTACGTTCTAAAGCCGCAGCAGCTGCCAAACGGCGTTTTTCGGCAACTGCAGCAGCTTTAGCCTCTCGAGTTTTCTGTTTGTAATCAGTAGCATTTTCCCATGCTGCCCAACGGGAACGAGTGTTTTCCATTATTTTATGTATGATAAAAATAAATGGATATCAAAAAGCTTGACGAAGAATTTTTCGCAGGTCGTACTGAAAACATTAACAATTCATGGAGACCAGAATGGTTAATTAGAGCTGAAGATGCATTACCTGTTGCATCTCTCATCGTCGGCGGAGGTGTTGCCGCAGCATCACTTGCTGCAACTGATTGTGGCGTTACGGCGATTTTATTAGGAAGTGTTGGATCGGCTATTGTAACAACGCTCGCAACATCTGCAATATATGTTGAATATGTAAGACCCCGTCTTGCTAAATATTTTTATCGTGATCTATTAAGATCAGTTCGAGGTGAAGTATGTCTGAAGCATTAATGAAATTTCTAAGCGGTGGCGGTGAACCCGTCGAAATACCACGTGACGAATTCGTCGCGGAGCATAAACATCTTGTAAAGCTGTTATCGAAAACGAAAGATCCAGCTCTTAAAAAAGAGCGCCGGGACCAGGCAAAAGAGCTTGCTGGTGTGTTAAAGGGCGGCGATTTGAAAAAATGGCACGCTGCTTTGAAAGAATGGAATGAGGGCCAAACAAAATGGAGCATTCCACGCAAAGGAACTCCTGAATATAACGAAGTTATTGCGATAATGGGTAGACCAAAAGGAATTTTGAAGAAAGAACGAAAGGGTGTGCTTAAAAAGACGGAACCGGTTGAATTTGTAAAAGTTGAAAGCAAGATGCGCGAAAAAGTAAGCGACGAACATAGGGACGAAATGATGACTAAACGCCGTGAGCTTTTAAAACTGTATTCAAATTTACATGTTCCCGAATTTTTACCTGAAAAATTGCAAGACGACCTTCGCGCAAACATAATGGCGATGATTGTGTTTGCATCAGACATCTACTTTTTCCAAGGTGATGAAGCATATGAAGAATATGTTGCTATGTTAGATGACCGTATTTATGAAATAGAAGAAGTCAATGATACAGATACAGCAAAATTATTGAATACGGCCCTTAAAAAGATGATAGACAGTAATGGTGCAAAACGTAATTATTTTTTAAAAGATTATGTTAGAGAAGAGGATGAAGAACCCGAAGAAGAGCCTAAAAAGGTTGTTAAAAAGAAAATACTCAAAAAGCTTCCAAAAGAAGCACCTGCGCCTGCACCTGTAGAAGAGCCTAAAAAGGTTGTTAAAAAGAAAATACTCAAAAAAGCCCCTAAAGCGGCGCCAGCGGCTGCATCCGGTGAAATTCTTGATGTGTTACGTAAAAAAGTTGATGCTGTGAAAATCCCTGCAATTGTACCAGAAAAATCAAAAGAAACGTTGATGCCGGTAATAAGGGAAGCAATAATGTTTGCTGCGCAAGTTTTTGCACAGCAAGGGCCTGAAGCATATGATATGTATTTGATGTTGTTGGATGGTGACATTCAATTAATTGAATCAATGAAGGATTTACGAGAATTAAAATATTATTACGCAAAACTTGTTAACCTCGTAAAGACGAATGAAACACGTTATGGTGCAGCACCAGCGCCCGCACCAGCGCCCGCGCCCGCACCGGCGCCCGCACCAGCACCCGCACCGATGGTAATTACGCGTCGCAAAGGTGTACATGTTGAAGAAATAGCCAAACTGTCCGAACAAGTCAAAGCAATTGAGAGAGCGGTTGCTAAGATTGTTAAAACTGACCCAAAATATAAATTGCCAAAGGCAGATGCAGCTGCACTTAAACAACAAAAGAAACAATTAAGAGAATTAAGGGCGCGTTCCTAAGCGGCAATATTGGTCCTAAGTGATCGCAATAGCTCACAATCCTCCCCTAAAATACTAACAATTGAATTATATGCATCAGCGCTATAGAAAGAAGGAGGCGCGCAGTTTGATCTTGCGTAATCTTCAAGCCAGCGATGTACAGCCCAACACATACTAACAGTAATAGGGGTTTTCGTATTAAGTAGCTTCTTGACATTTGTTTTATTAATTGGGCATTTTTGTTTTTTGAAGTCAGCCATTTAATATAATCATAACATAAATAGATGACGGACCTAAAACATGCCGAACAATATGCGTTAAGCGATGAAGATATTCGGAAAGTGTTAGGTGATGATATCAAAATAATTGTATACCCCGAATTAAAGAATTACACAAGCATAGAAGACATTTTCGACTCAAAAGGTAGATGCATCTTGTTGTTTCCAAACAGCACGCCAACATCCGGACATTGGTGTTGCTTACTTCGCAAGCACGCCGGCATCGAATTTTTTAACCCATACGGGAAAGCGCCAGCCGCAACGAAGACCGACCATGTTGCACCAGCTTTAGCCAAAGAATTAGATGTAAATAAACCATACTTAGAGCGTTTGTTGAAAGAGAGTGGGTTGCCCGTTTACTACAATACCGAGCGTTTTCAAAAAATATCGCCAAACATTGCAACATGTGGCCGCTGGTGTGCCGTTCGAATGATGCTATTCAAGCTAACGTTAAAACAATTCAAGCGCGTAATTAAAGATTCGGGGATGTCAGGGGACGAGTTTGTGACTGCTGTAATTTATAATAGATTGCATAAATAAATGCAAACAACCATCGAATACTTTGGTGCAACCAAAGCAGACCCGGACCCAAGCCACGTTTATCTAACATGTAACATGATCAACAGTGATACAACCGATGTTGATCCTGAAACCGGTTTAGCTGTTAATGATCCACTCGCGCGCTTTACAGAGTCCCGCGACAGTTACATTATAAATGATGCATCTAAATATGACATTAGCATTATTCGATTTTCTATTATTGGTGGCGACACACCATTATGGATGCCCATTATTCGCACAGGTGCAACACAAAACAATGTTAATTTAACTGCGTATGACCTCGCGCTCACCTATAGTCAATCGTGGAACACAAACCTTGGTGTTGTGACATTTACTGTTACACCTGCCCAAACGGCCGTAATATTCGTTCCAGAGTATCAAAATCAAGCAATAGCACCAACGCCCATAACACCAGTTACTCGCCAAGATATTTCTACACGTTATTATTGGATATCAACGTATCAAGCGGTTGTCGACATGTTTAACACTGCACTAAACACTGCGTATCAAACATTATATACTGATTTTGCTGCTGCGTGGGCAGCGTATCCCGGCCTCACCGACGCATTCCCATTCGCAACTGTGGCAGATATGCAAGCCGTTGTGCAAGCGCCACAAATTCGTTTCGATGAAGCGAGTAAATATTTTACAATTGTTGCAGATAGTGATGGCTTCGGTGATAGATTAAACACTTTTACGCCAACGCCATATGCACCGGGTGTAGCGGGCGCTCAAACGGCACCACAATTTCGTTTATTTTTTGATATGAACACGTTTGGTCTCTTTTCGCATTTCAAAAACATTTTTTGGAACATGAGGACCAGCCCTTTTGCATCAACGCCCGAAGGCTATGTATACGAGATTCTTTTTGTTAACGAGGTCTATCAAAACATTGAGAATTGGGCATTATCGCCATACAGCACGTATGTTCCAGCTGCCAAGCAAAAGAAATACTGGCTGAACAAACAAGATTATTTGAGCGTTGACTTTTGGTCTCCAATCAGTTCATATGTATTTACAACTACGCTTTTACCGGTGAAATGCGAATATAACACACCACCGCTGGACCTGGGCCGTTCAAACGTTGGTAATGCAGCGACATCTTCGAGGAACGATTTTAGCCCGGTCATTTCCGATTTGGTAGTTAATATTGAGCAAGGAGCACACGCTAATAATGGATTCGTGTTATATGCACCAGCCGCTGAGTATAGAATGATTTCTTGCACGAGCGCAAAATCACCAATTCAACAAGTTGATTTGCAAGTTTGGTGGCAACATAGGTTAACCGGCCAACTAATGCCGGTTAGCATGTTTAATGGCGCCCAGTTCAACATTAAAATTATGTTCCGACGCAAAGATTGGAATGCTACGAAAATCTAAAACTTAAAATGTTCGTTAATTATAAAATATGGCAGATATCGAGAAAGTCCTTGTAGTTGATCCACGTATCTTCCAAACTCAGCCAAAATTCCAAGTATTACTTGGCGCGCTGAGCAATACATCGTTTAAATATTCTGCTCTCTCGTTTACGTCTTCTTCGTTCACGTTTAACTGTTTCATTTCCAGTCAAAATGTGTTCGTAGACCGTCAATTCAACATGACCGCGACTGGTTACATGCAGTTTAGTGTGACAATCGACCCAGCAAATCCTCTTGCTGATGGTGATCCCATCGCTGTTCTTGGACGTGATTGGTCGATGCCATCATACCCCGTGAACAGACTCTGCAACACTATAAATGCCACTATTAACGATGTACAAGCATCAGCGGTACCACAAGATACTCTTGAACCAATTCTGCGCATGGTCGACAATCGCAAAGCGCGTCAACTGAGAACGACAACCACCGCACTTGATAATTACCTGTATTATAATGATGCCTTTGGTTGTATTAATAACCCTCAAACCGCATATGATTCAGCAACCGCCTTTGATAACTTGAACAATGGTGGTTTTGCTGGTATCAAATATACCGATCAAAATGGTACTGAATTAGCTGGTACTTTCGCTGCACCTGTTCTTGTAGCCCCCGCTGCTGGTGTAGCATATCAAGCCATTAATGGTGTACCATGTTGCCGAGCAGCATCTGGCACCAGCGGTACATTCTGGATTTATTACAAATTCCGATCTGTAGAACCACTGGTCCTGTCGCCATTTGTGTTTGACGGTGACAGCTCTTCAAGTGTTGGGTTTTTTGGTCTGAATAACTTACAAATTCTTTGTAACTTCGGAAGCCCTGCTCGCCTTGTGCGTTGGAATAACCGTGCGAACGGCCAGGTTATTAGCGCAGCAGCTTTCAATGCTAATGTTTCATCTGTTTGGTCTGATGTGGCCGTAGATATTGTTACTTTAACACCAAATCTTGCATTATCATTACCACCTCGTAGCATTATCCCAATGCAAATCCATAGTAGGTATAACCCGTCCCTGAACGCCACAACAATAGCAGCGGGAGCAACTGCAACGCTGACCAGCGGTGCAATAACACTGAATAGCATCCCTGATTATCTGATCGTGTACGCTCGCCCAAGTGATTACGCAACGGCGGCCGGGTCAGTTGCTGACGGTATGTTCCCATTGGCTTCTCCTATGTACGGAGGCGTTACCAATCCAGTAACAATTACGTTCGATAGCGTTGCTGGTTACCTGTCAACATACAGCGTTGAACGTCTATATGATATGAGTTGCCACAATGGTTTGACCATGGATTACAACACTTGGTCAGGTGTCGCTCATAGCGCTGCTGCTGATAATGCTACAGGTGTCGCCGCCACAAGTCGTAAACAAGGCCAAGGCGTGCCATTGGTTGGTGGTCCTTTAGTTATTTGCCCAGCCCGTGATTTCGGCTTAAGCACATCCTTGGCACCGTCGATTGTGGGAAATTTCATGCTCCAGCTCTCTATGCAGGTACGCAACCAATACAATGACAATAAAACCGCGCAAATGGTTGTTATTGCGGTCAACAGTGCTTACCTGGAAACGATTCGCGGCAGTTCTCGCATCATGTCTGGTGTGCTTACCGAATCCGCTGTGATTGAAGCATCAAAACAGCAACCCATCGGGGCCAGCCATCTAAATCGTCTTATTGGTGGTGCAAAACACTTCCTGTCAGCACAGCTTGGTGGTGCGATGGGCTATAGTGCGCCACCAGCAGCCGCCGCAGGCGTATCCGCTGCTGGTGTATCTGCTGCAGGCGTTTCAGCAGCTGGCCGCGCACGTGCACCAGCCGGTTCGGTCGCAGCCCGATTAATGTGATAAATTAAAATGTTATAAAATTATTTACATAATTCCTTGTTGTGCTTTCCATTCATCAAAAGATACATATGGCATCGCTCGCGGTTCACCAGGATATTGCATGGCCCATTCTGCGTCTGTCATAGTTGCAAATGGATGTAGCGCGCTTTTATAGCGCATATATAATTCTTGTTCGGTTCGTTTTGCATTTACTTGTTTAGCAATAAATTCCTCTTGTTTACCTGTCTGCTCTTTCTTCAATAACCAATCTGCTTTAAAATCATCAATCATTTTAGCCATAAAATTGTATTTTGTTTGTATCATAGATTCAACAGCTGGATCATTTTTAGCAGCCTGTGATTTTATTCCAAGCAAATCAGTGAACGATGCTGCGAGGTCCGCAAATAATGCACCAGCAGGGCCAAGATAGACTCGCATCATATCAGCGACTTCTTGACCCATGCTATAGGATGTTGTTGCACGGGGGTCGAAATTAAGGTCACCATTAATTGCATTCACAACATGGTCAAGTGTGTTTACTCCAAGTTCCAATATCTTTGCAGGGTTTGCCATACCTTTCAGCGTTTGAATAGTTCCAACAGCCGCCATCGCCGTGCCAATAGCAGACATCATTCTACCTTGGTCGCCGCTACGCGCAGCATCAAGCATCTCCATACATGCGTCGCGTTCAGCGGCTAACATTGCTTTTATATTATCAACTGTCTCAAATGTTGGTTCTTCCATATCAACATAGAAATTATGTAATGTTACATCTTTGCCATATCGTGCATACTGACGTGGTTGATTAGCGCGCCTACGCGGTGGAGCTTTTGGCGGTATAGTTAGCTGAACTAATATGTCACGCACCTCTTCGGGGCTGGTACATGAATTAATTGCATCTGCAAGCGCTGGAATTGTTGCGCGCGGATCTAACCAAAACGCACTACCATGAGATGCCCCCGCTCCGCGTTTTAAGATCTTTTTTTTTACAATAAATGGTTCGATAAACTCACGACAGTCTGCGGCAAGCTTTTTACGCGCTGATACAGATAAGCGCGCGTTTGCACGCTCTCGCAATGAATCTAATCGCTTCGCGACAGCGCGCATCTCTTTTTCCGTTAATACGTCCCTGTGAGATGCAATAATTTTAATCATGTCTTTAAAAGCATCATCCCAGCCGTAGCGACGACCACGACCCTGCATTGCCACATCGGCAATTGCACCAACATCTGTGACAGCTTTAGCAACTGCACCTGTGTACCCCGGCAGCTCTTTCACAAGATTATCTAAATCTTGTTTAACGAATTTACGAAGCTCTGGTGTCGTCAAATGGTTTGCATCTAAAATAGCCATAATGTAATCTTGACAATTGTTGGTAAAGGCATCATACATAAAATATTTTCCTCCCATAAGTTTTTTGGCGTTTTCGAGTAAAACATTAAGCGTTATTTGCTCTCCGGCCGGTAGAGGGACCTCTAACACTTCTGTATCATGTGTCCATGCATTAGCTGGCGAAATATTAATGACAGCATTCTTTTCAATAACAAGGCGTTTTGTTGATCCGCCGTGTGATACCTCCACTTCGATACCAAGGTGATAAACCTTGTCAAATGTAATATCTTTCTTGCGACCTTCGCTCCATTTTCCAAGCGTCACAGCATCAAGAACTTTATGCAAGACCGATTGAATTGGATCACGACGGACCCACATGCGTGCAATAGGATCGTTTCCATAGTTTGCAAGTGATTTCCTTGAAGATGGATTATAATCGTCGCGCTTTCCTTTGAAAACATCCTTTACGCGTTGATAAGCATCTCTAAAAAAATCACCTATACCGGCGCCTTCCATTTCATCGCTCATTGCGCGATACAGTGCGCGCATCTGTCGTTGCGCTACATCTTTTGGTAATGGTTTCTTAGAACAACGCTTACCCGTTTCGAGATTTTTAACATAATATAGATCTTTCCCTCTGGCCTTCTGTAGCTTGTATGGCATCTTTAATATTACGTTGTAAATAAAATGACCGACTGCATGACAAGAATAAATGGTGAAACATATACATTTTCGTCCTCAATGTACTATGAGGATCAAATAGGAGATAGAACGCGTGTTTTGTTAATAGATCGTGCAATTCGAGATTTTATTGCAAACAATGGGGTCGATTACGTAACTGTACTGTTTGATGAGCGCTATAGTCACGAATCGATATACGAAATACAAACGAAAGTAATTGATAATATTGATGTTATGATTACGTATAGAACCGTTCCAAACATTCAAGAAGAGATGCCAATACCCGGGAACCATGTAATGTTACATAATTTCGTTGTTATCATGTGAGTATTTTTACAAAAATAAAATAATACCGAGAAGTAAATGGAACCCGCTGTCAGTGTTTTTTTGACACTCCTGGTCGAAACAACGCATACCATGAACAGTTTTTTTAACGCATATAGCGGTCATCATTACGCATATATAACGACCGTGCAGGCGATTCATCGCTTGAAATACCTACGAAACAACGAAGCTCTAATAAATCGTTACAGCGTTAATGTTAGAGCGTTAGATGAACATATACGGCATTGTGAAGATGTTGTAGATGTTCGTCGGAAAGCATTTGCTATTGTTGATTCAATGCCATATGATGAGCTTCGAAAACAATTCGGATACAAATCACAGCCATGGTCACATGTGTTTCAAAACGTATCATATGATATTGATTGGTTTGGAACAAATACGCGTTTAGTCGATTTATTACCAGAATCCGACAACCATACTGAACGCATGCATAATGCATATAAGCTTGCTGCAGACATTGAACACGAGCGTGTTACAGCGCTTAACATGCTGTTAGATGTAAAAATACCAGAAATTAAGTAAAAATACCAGAAATATAAGTAAAAATACCAGTTTTAAGGGCTTTTCAAGTAAAATACCGTTCTTCCCAAGTAAAATAACGCGTTATTTTACTTGGGAAAAACGGTATTTTTACGTGAATTGGGAAAAATCTACGATAATTGCGTGAAAATACCAATTTTCACCGTAAAAATACTAAATTGCGTCGTAAAAATACCCGAGCGGGCCCATAAAATGATGACTATAAATAAGGATGGCTTACTATTATGTGCGAATTAACGATGAAGAGATATATTTTGCTATAACACAAAACGAAACACAGTGGGATTACGGTCGTGGGCTATCGCTAACTAAATGCATAAATGATTTCGCTGCACAGTCGAAAAATACAATCATTCATGTTCTTTTAGACCAACGATATTGTGATGCAGATGCTGAAACGTTTGTATTTAGTACACAGACCAAAACTATAGCAGGGATTGACCGAAATGTTGGCTATTCTATGGTTAACAATATACAAGATGACCGGGAATTTTTTCACGATTACACGCAGCCGTTGCCATTTGTGCTAATAGGGACCCGTTGAGGTAATAAAAACCTTGAGTATTAAGTAGGGAAATCGCCCGAGGGCACTTGCGAGAACATTAACCACCGTCCTAATTGTTTTAATTATCTTTACATAATCTAAATGACGCAACTCGAAGCAACGATTAAGCATTTTGAAAAGCAACCCGAACACATGATGGTTCAACTCGCCGGCGATGAATTCAAACAGTTTACTGGTGTTGTTATTTGCACATGTGCTGCTGATATTGTTAGTAATCTTAAATTATTGAACGATGGTTATGCAAAAGATAGATATAACGCAATATGGAAAGACATTAAAAATTTAATACCATCGTGGCTTAATGCAAACGATAAAGAGGGCTTCACTGAAATGTGCGAGAAGCTTGCAACATTGATCCTTCTGAATCTAATCGTATTCGACCATCCATTACCTATCGTTGTAGATAAAGATGCATTAGAGAAAGCTGGTATAACTGTTTAAACAACATACTCACGTTGCTGCGTCGTGCTATGTCCCATTGCATCAGCATCTTCCTTCATTTCTTTTAGCTTGGAACCATATTTATCCGTTAAATAAATGTGTCTTAACATAGTAGCTCCAATGTTTTTACCGAAAATTCTATTTAGTATGCGGGTGATGCCATTTATTGTAGTTAATTCGCTTCCGTCCCGATAAACAAGAAGCTTGATGCCATTTGGTGGAATCTTCTTGCCAGCATCTGGATGGAACCCTAAATACAACTTGATTGCATCAAATAAATCATCAGGAACATCTTCAACCTGTTGGCCATATTTCTTATCTGTCTTGAATCGATTGAAATAGAATTTTTTTGTAGAAACATCAAAGTAATTGTTTGATTTATCTAAATCGTCCGATGGTTTAGCAACAACACGCATAAGTAGAAAATCTTTATTACGCCTCGGTGGGATCATGCTGTATAGGGCCAATACGAGATAATCAAGCGCACCATTAAATGTTGTTGCTTTTTCTCGTAGCTCGCGGAGCTTTGCTTGAACATCATCCCAACTAATCCAGTTAGCTTCTTGCTTAGCTGTTTTCGTCGGTCCTTCTTCGATTTCTTTCTTTTTTGCGCGCATGCTCTCCATCATTTTATCGTGGTAAAACGTTTTAACTGCTTTGGACATTTTTGGTTCGAGCGTTAGGGATGCACAAATTATCGCATACATCGATTTTTGGGTTGAAGGGGCATACTTCGCTATTTTCTCGCCAACTGCATCCATATCTTTGAGAAATGCAAGACTTGATAATTTGCCGTTTGACAATCTACGTAGCGATGCAATATAATACGTAATTGTTGAATCGCTCAGTTTTTTCTCTTGAAACCGCTTGCGTAAAGATTCCTCGAACGCCATTTTATTATATTACGATAAAATAAATCATGTCTGCGCATCGTAAAGAAATTCTTGAAATGGCACAAAATCGTTCTGTTGTCCGACGCGGTAGAGGTGTTCGCGAAGATAAACTTGCAATGGCTGAGCGCTTTGTTGAAAACAAACCAGAAGATACACTGTCACAGGCTCGCGCTGGTGTATTTGATGGATCTGGTATTGGCGCCGGTGAGCTTGTTGAAGGCGGTTCTCTTGCAGACATTCTTAGTTTCGGTAAGAAGGCCGCTTCTTTTGCTGCAGAACATGGACCAGGTGCGCTTGAAGCTGCAAAGAAAGGTTACAAAGGCCTATCTGAAGCATATAGCGCCGGCAAAGAACTTAGTGGATTAATTAGCAAACTCCGTGGCCGAGGGTATCACGCGGACTTCCTTAAGGGAATGCAATCTGAAGAATCGGAGAGCGATGAAGAAAAGCCAAAAGGTGGTGCACGTAGCGCACGGGGTGCACAAATGAGAGCATTAATGGCAAAAGGCATGACCTTTGGCGAAGCAAGCAAAGCGCTTGCAGCCGCTAAGCGTTCCGCTAAATAATTAAAACATTTTAATTTATTTTGGTTTGTTCTTGCTACCCTTTGGGCGTCCGCGTTTACTACCGGTTGCAGAAGATGCTGCAGAAGATGCTGCAGAAGATGCTGCAGAAGATGCTGCAGAAGATGCTGCAGAAGATGGTGCAAAAGATGTAATAGCTTTCTCTAAATCTTTATATTCCTTCCAGTTTCTAATCCATGCAGATAAATCACTTTGACGGGATGGTGCTGATGATTGCGTGTCACTTGTTGATCGCGATTTTCCACGGCTGGGCACAATTGTTGATGCGTCACTTTTTCTATCCGTGCCTAAGGTAGCGCGTCGCATTGCACGATAATCTTCTTCGTCTATTTTTTCATCGGCATGTGCAGCATCAAACATAATGCCTTGTAAACGTCTACGGATATCACGCAATTCGTTAGTAAAACTGGCGGGTGCTGTACCTCTCGCAATTGCTTCTGTTGCTGCATCTGAATCTGGACGAGTATATGCCGCGACAGGTAAAGGAGGTGGCGCCCGTGGGCGATCACGGGGCCTGTATATAGCACCGCGCGCTAAAGGAACATCTGGAGGTGGTGGTGTATCGTCATCCTCGCTTGTATCTCCTGAAAATTCATCATCTGGTGCATCAAATGGTCCGATTACATCTTGTTCCTCATCGTCTCTATCAATTCCGCCTAATTCTTCAATGGCGTATCTATTTTCTACATTTCTCACTCTATTAATGTATGGAATTGCTTTTGTAAGCTTTAGACTCTTGAACAATGCATTTAAGTAATCCTTTCGCTCTTGCATGGGTCTATCAACGGTTGCAATTGCTCCTTGTATAAACTGGGATAACAGAGAGAAAACCGTGCCATACTTATCAAAATATGCCGCATTAGCTTTTGTATGTTCGTTTGCATACAAGTTAGCCGCATCACTATACATGCGGTCAAGCACACCAAAATCATTCTCACCTCCGCTGATTAATTCGCCAATATCTTGCACCTGCTGTAACCAGTCGTTTAATTCTTCAATAGTTACAATCGGTGCAAGCTTCAACAATAGTTTAATGATTTTAGTAATTTCTTGCGCTCCAATATCGGTTGCTACACCTTTGCTAAAAGCAGATATAGCGGCCATAAATAGGTTATCTAATTCAACAACATCCTCGTCACTTGGAAGAACTGCCGGTTTGCCATAAACATTTGGTACAGATGTGTCAAAGCCCATGTTTTCGGCTTCATCTATTTTAGCGAGTTGATCAAGACGCGCATGTAATAGCTCTTTGCCAAAGTTTTGGCCCAAGTCGCTAATCACTGCACCACCATCGAGGCTGCCGCCATGTGCATGTGCATGTGATAGACTCCATGGTGCGCCCGGCTCAGGCATCGCGTGTCCTGGATAAATACTTTGAAAGTTTCCCCATGAAGGATTTGCATATTTTTGTGCAGTTACTGGGCGTGGCAAATCAGCATATCCGCCCACCCCAGCTAATTGCCGGGCTTTCACTTCGCGACCACCAATGCGAGATGCTGCGAGATGTTCTACAGCTTCCCTAAATTGTGTATCGTGCCATATCGTTTGTAGATCGTCGCCTTTTGGTTCACCGACGAGGCGAGGTATTTCGGTCTTATAGAAAGGGCCTTCTTTCGTTACGTCAGCAACATTTTCAGGGAATAACATTGCATGGCGCTCGGATAGACCTGGTGCATTTCCATATGTTGATAATGTCGACATATTTAATACCACTTAATATTTTATTCATTAATAGCTTCTGCAAAACGCTCACCAACACAAATAACTGGATATTTTTTGTAAAACGCCAGCCAGCGCGACCCGGATCGACGCAAGCGTTGAATGACTTTTTTACTTACACCAACATAGTTAGTTAGTAAGTTTTCGATATGTTTTGGAGTGGCTCCTTTTGGGTATACAACAATTATATGACTCTCTGAAAGAATCAACCGTGTCCGCGAATAATCCGTTAGCTTATGTGCGCAAACAAGTAGGCTTGTTGATGTATGGCGACCTTCAGAGACGATTGTTGCAATTGTCTTATAGATAGCGTCCATAATCTTTTTATCTTCAAATGTCTCCCAATCATCAAGGACAATCAAACATTCAGGAACTTCTTCGATAGATAATGGAGAAACAACAAGCGTTTCGGGATTAATGCGATCCAAAGGGCCGCCTTCACATTCTTCCAGCGTTCCGGTCGATTCCTTTTTTAAATGGCTAATTAAATAAACTTTTCTTTTTGGAAAAAGGCGCCTATAGTTCTCTATAACATTTCGCGCGAGGTACGATTTACCAGATCCCGACATACCGGCGATGTACATTATTGTGCGTTGTTCTGGGGACATTGATGTGTTTGGTA